ATCCATTTGATAACACTTTTCGTGTAATTTTGCGGTATGAATTTATAATTTCACAAACACAATAAATATGAGTTACACTTTTGTAAATGCGAGGGACATAATCCTTCAACTGGACTTCGACAGAAACGGCTCTTTTCAGACCGTTGCTTGCCTTACATCCAATTCAATGGAGATCACACGTGATGCCATTGATGCCGATAGTAAATGTGGCGATGAGCAACTGCCCGGTAATTCCGTAAGTCAGACAATCAGTTGCAGCGGTAATGCCATTGACCAAACAGGTAGCGGTAGCCGTGAAAGCTATGACCGTTTGTACTCAATGCTCGTTAACCGTGATTCTATCCCTGCTCGTTTCGGCCCTGCTTCCCCCGTATCAGGCGACATCGTGTATAGCGGTAATATCTTTGTTACTTCGCTTTCATTGGATGCAACTGACAAAGACCTGCTGAAGTTCGATGCGGAGTTCCAAGTACAGAACGCTCCACTTACCCAAACAAAGACATACTAATTTATGCCCGTAGCATTTGAGTTAAAGACTTCAACGGGCAGCGTTAGTTTACTTTGGAATAACTGGGCGATGCATCGATTCTGTGAAATGAATGGCAACTTGCCAATAGGTAAGATGTTGGAGATGTACGATGGGCAATCCTTAACCTTTAAGCACGTTATTACAATGGTGCAGGCGGCAAGTGAGGGAGCCGGGAAGGTGATAAGCGAAAGGGAAGCATCGCAGTTGATTGATGAGGGTGGTGGATTGCAGTTCACAGGATCGCAGGTGTTAGAGTTCATTCAGTACACAATGAAGGCAATGGTGCCGGATGTACCTGCTGATAAAAACGTACCGGAGGAAGAAAAAAAAAGTTAAACCACAGGGATAAGACCTGGGATGAGGTTATAATTCTCGCCATTGAATCGGGCCTAACTATTGAGCAGTTTTGGTCTATTCGGTGGCGAGATTTTTTGCTTTACAGGAAAGCGTATGAAGCGAAGCAGTTAGCTGAATGGCAGAGGGCGAGATTGATAGCGTATGTGATGTACTGCACGAACACGGACACGAAGGGGCGCAAAAGCATAACAGATTTCTTACCTTTGTCAACGGATGAGCAGCCGGATAGAGGGGAGAGATTGACACAGGAGCAGTTCATCGAAAATATGAAGAAATTATCAGAAGCATTAAAATAAAGCAATGGCAGAAGAATCACTCAAAATAGTTCTCACGGCTGATAATAAACAAGCCATTGCAGCGATGAAGCAGACCGTTACATCGCTTCATGAGGTTGATGTTGCTGCTAATAAGGCGGGCGGGAAGGTGGTTGCAATGGGTAAGGACTTCACCGGTCTTTCTCGTGTTATACAGGATTTGCCGTATGGATTTAATGCGATTGCGAATAACTTAACGAATATTCTCCCCGCTGCTGGCGCATTAGGATTAGGTATTTCTGCGCTTGTAGCTGGATTGCAGTTTGCTTCATTAGGATTCGATAACTGGACAAGGGGGTTGATGGATACGAAAGAAAAGTTAAAGGAAACGGAAAAAGAGAATGAGAAATTTAGGCAATCACTTGCAAAAGAAAAAGCGCAATTAGATATACTTTTTGCTACTGCCACAAATGACAATATATCAAGGGAAGCAAGGTTAAAGGCGGTTAAAGATTTAAGGAATGAATATGGTGGCTACCTTAAAAACTATTCGGATGAGGATATTCTTGTAGGAAAAGCAGCCGAAGCACATAAAAAGTTAGCAGATGCAATAATGCAAACTGCAAAGGCGCAAGCGTTAAGAGATGCAGTACAAAAAGATTATGATGCATTAATTAAACTTGATCAAGATTTAGCAGACGCAAAAAGAAATAAAGAGCAAGCAGATAGAGATATGCTTGCATTTAGTAAGGGCAGGTATCAAGAGGATATACAAGCGCAGGAAAAATTACTAAAGGAAGAAACAAGAATTGCTAATGAAAGGTACAGGATTCAGCAAGAGATTAACAGGAAAATAAATTCAATTTCAGATTTAGCTGTTGCTCCTTTTGGTGGTGGAGATGGTGATAAAGAAAAGAAGGGGAAACTCCGCCAAAGTTTACACGGCAAAATGCTCGAAGAATCAATGAGGTTGGATGCTTTGAGTTTGGTTGCACCTGAAGATAAAGCAGCAGCAGCAATCAAACCACCTGACCCTAGCAAGTTAGGTGAACTTGAATTTTTAATGAAGAAAAAAGCATATCAAGATGATTACAACAAAACATTAGAAGTAGCAAACAATCTAACCAATACTGCAATGAATAGTATTAATGGACTTGTTACATCTATGCAGCAAGGTCAAAGCATTGGTGAGGCATTTGGCAATATGTTTAAAAATCTTGCTATTCAAATTGCATTGGCAGCAGCAAAGGCGGCAATATTTACCGGCATTTTATCATTACTTCCAGGAGGTACGGCAGGTGCAGCAGCAGCAAAAAAAGCAGGTACAGAAGCAGGGGGCGGTGGTTTTTTCAAGATGTTCAAAAGTCTCCTCGGCTTCTCCGAAGGCGGCACCGTATCAGGCCCGAAGTCGGGGTATCCCGTAATGCTTCACGGCACAGAGCATATTGTCCGGCCCGATCAGATGAGGTCAATCATAGCATCCGCTTCGCAAATGGGAGGGGGTAATAGCAGGGTGATAGTTGAGGGAAGGATAAGCGGTCAGGACATTTGGTTGAGTCAGCAAAGGACATCTGTTTATAGAGGATTAACTACTTAATATGGCGTGTAATAAACTAACAATAACAGTTTCAAGTACAGATATAGCTGCTGCATCTGATGGATTTGTATATTTTGAATTTCAAACGTGTCAAGGTGAAATTGTAACATTTGCTTACAATGAAGTAAGAACTAATTATGTCACAGGGTACAATTACGAAACTGCATATACCCCACAGATATACATTTTTGCACCAAATAAACAAGCAGCTACAGGCGGCTCGTCTGTAACATCTGGAATTATAGCAGGTGCAACAACAACACCATACGAAACTGCTTCTCTGCTTGTTCCTCCTGCATACGGTAAAAAATATACCCTATCCGCCATAGGGAAGTCAGGGCATACCTTTACTGCTGAAATTTGGGAGAAAGGTTATTCGGGGAGCGTGTATTCAGTAGGTACAGGGCCGGAGCCTTTTGTAATGAATTGTAATGCTTCCGGCGATGACCAATTCCAACCGATACTACCTACCACATTTACGATACAAGCGGACTTCACTTCGTTTGTAGGGCCATTGCCGGACTTTACTACAACGGATGACAGAAAGTATCATGTGAAATTTTATGCCAATGGTACGTCTTATTTGATTTGGCAAGGGTTTATATTATTTGATACCGTTTCATTGCCTTTTACTACCGGAAGAAACTTTATAACTTTTAGCTGCATTGATGGACTTGGGATGTTGAAAAGTATTCCCTATATCCCATCAACAGGAGATGTTAACGGACTTGAAACGATACAAAAGATAATTAACAATTGTTTAATGAATATCTATCTTCCTGATGGATATACATTCAATTCATCAGTTAATTATTATCAAACGGTTGCAATGAGCGAAAGTACAAGCACTATAAGGCAATTGTATTTAGCACCTGCGATATTTCTTAAAAACTCAACAACATATCCAAGTTGCTATGAAGTATTAGAAAGGATTTGTGAGTCTTTCGGAGTGCAATTATATCAATCAAATGGGCAATGGTGGTTTACTTCCGTAAATGAAAAGGCATCTGATAGTATCAGAGTATTTACTACCAATTGGAAGTTAGTTGCTGATACTTTAAGCACAAAGAATATCAAGTATGATATAAAGCCATACCAAAATGATACATTAACACCGTTCTACTTTATAAATAATGGGCAAGTTAAAATATTAAAAAAAGGGTATAATAGTATTCAAATAACAGGTGATGTTAAATTTCCTGAAAATACAATAGCTAATGGAGATTTGTCAAGATTAGATTCGTCTGGTGAGCCAATATATTGGACAAAGTCTTTAGGAGTTAGTGGTATT